CAGGACAAGGCTTTAAGACCTTTACCACCGGTGAAGTACTAACCGCCGGCGACGTAAATGGTTATCTAATGCAAGGTGTTTTAGTGTTCGCTTCGGCGGCCGCTAGAGATGCCGCAATTACTTCACCGCAAGAAGGTCAATTCGCTTTTACTAAAGACACTAACGGCCTCTGGTATTACGACGGTGCGGCTTGGGTAGCCTCAGGTGCTACCGGTGATATTGAAGGCGTAACCGCTGGTATAGGTATATCAGGCGGCGGCACTTCTGGCACAGTAACCGTAACTAACTCTATGGCTACAGCTATTGATGCTAAAGGTGATTTAGTTGTTGGTACTGGTGCAGATACTTTCTCTAAACTCACAGTGGGAGCAAATGGCACCACACTCGTAGCGGATAGTGCAGAGGCTACTGGTTTAAAGTGGGCGGCGGCATCAAGCGGCGGTATGACTTTATTATCTACTACTACTTTATCAGGTGCATCTACTACTGCCAGTAGTATAAATGGTTCTTATAAAAATCTTTACATTTTAATTGTTGGTGTAAATAATGCAAGCCAATCTGTTTTGAAACTTTTACCAAACAGCGATGGAACTTTGGTTGATTCTGGATTTGTAACAGCAATTAAAGATGTTAGCGTAACTGCTAGTGCTAATTGGAGTGATGTGTTTATGATTTCAGGAGATAATGGAATTAAAGCAGGAAATACTAATAATATATTTACTTGCATAATTTTTGATTATGCAAACTCTTCAAAATATAAATTAGGCAATTACAGTTGCGGATTAATTAGAGGCACTGGCGATAAAGCAATTCAAACTTTTGGCAATGGCACAATTAAAACAACTTCCGCAATCACTGCAATTCAAATTACTAGTTCCGTTGGTAATTTTGATGGCGGAACTATGTATGTATATGGAGAATCATAAAATGACTAAACCAACAATAAGAATACATAATATAGAAACAGATGAAGTTATTGATAGAGAAATGAATGATGCTGAGTTCGCTAAATATGAGGCAGACCAAGCGGCAGAAGTTATCCGCCAAGCCGAAGCGGAAGCAAAGGCTCAGGCTAAGGCAACTGCCGAAGGCAAGTTAGCCGCCCTTGGTTTAACTACTAATGATTTAAGGGCTTTAGGTTTATAGCACAATCTTGAGGAAGTGTGTTATAGAAAGGTTGAGTAATGCTTACTTCGCATAACGGCTGGAAAGCTTCTAAAGATCCAGCCGAGATAGATATTAAGAGCTATCAAGTACCAGGCACTAAGGTTAAATTACGGTGCGCTAGCGCCTGCGCTCCCCTATTGATCGGCTTCGCGGCTGAGTTTCATAAGTTAATAGAGCCAATAGATGAAGGCGCCTTAGATGATTGGGGCTACGCCTTCCGTCCTATTCGTGGACAAACTGAAAAGCTAAGTAATCACAGCTCCGGTACAGCTATAGATCTAAACGCGCCTAAACATGCTTTAGGACTTATAGGCACTTTCCCACCTGAAAAAGTACCAATGATCCGGGCACTATCTAAGAAGTACGGCCTTAAATGGGGCGGCGATTATCAGAATAGAAAAGATGAGATGCACTGGGAAATAGATTTAACGCCTGAGAAAGCCTCAGCGTTAATTATCAAGTTAGGACTAAAACATGAAAACTAAACAAATGTTTTTATCATGGCTTAGGGCTTCGCTAGCTTCGGCTGGCGCTTTATACATGGCAGGTACTACAGATCCTAAAACTCTGGCGTATGCGCTAATCTCTGGATTTATTGGACCGGTACTAAAGTATCTCGATACTTCGGCTACTGAGTTCGGCCGTACTAAGTAAGTTAATGAAGTGGCTAGTAGGGTTATTGCTCCTATCAGTAACCCTTACTAGCTGTGGTTATCAAGGGTGGATTAGATATGAATGCCAAGAATACGCTAACTGGGAAAATCCTGAATGCAAGCCGCCGCAGTGCAAAGTTACCGGTACCTGCACGGCAGATATTCTCGGCGATGCCATTAAAGAAAAGGCATAGAGATCGCCTAGATCCGCAAGAGATACATGCTCGGTTAATTCTATTAATAGGTGCAACCCTAGCTTTTACATTTTTTATAGTAAGTGTTGGAGTGGTGTACGCCCTAATCTTCGTAACTCAACCTATCGGAGCCCAAGCGCCGAACGATGCCGCCTTTATAGATCTGCTAAAAACTCTAGCTATATTCTTAACTGGTTCACTTGGCGGAGTGTTAGCAGGTAACGGCCTAAAGCCTAAGGATAAACCTAAGGTATAGCCCCTGCGTGTCGGTTCTTGCCTATTGTCAGTGCAAAGCCTTACCCTTCTATTATCGGTAACACCGAGTTACTGATAGTAAGGGCTACATAAATGCAAACTATCGAAGTACTAGCACTGATATTCGTGCTATTAATCGTATTCACAGCTTCATTCATGCTGGGATTCAAAGAAGGTAAAGAATATGGCTTAGCCACTTCTCTTAAATGGCGCCGTAATATGGACAAGGCGGCCCGATGATGGGTCAAATAACTAGAGCAGAGGTAGGCCGCTATTGCGACTACTGCAAAGGCCGCTGGGGAAAAGCGAAAGACGGCTCGCTAAATGATAAAGCAAGACGGCAGGCCGTCGTTGTTGTTATTAGCACCATTACAAAATCAAAGGGAATCGAGCGAGCTTACTGCGAAACATGCAGAGCTGAAAACTCTAGATGGCCCGATGGCACTATTTGGCCCCTTAGCGAGCAACTTAATTACGCACAGGCTACCTTCGGTGAGTAACTTTTTAGAAGGCTATGAGGACGTAGCCACACGTATCCGCCGGGTCCATGATAACTATCCCCTATGTCGCTTCAATATCCGCGACCTAGCTATCGATTTTGATAAAGGTTATGTCTATGCAGTAACCGAAGTTTATCGAGATGCTAACGATGAACACCCAGCCGCCGTAGATGTGGCCTTTGAAGCTAGAAGTGATCGCGGTGTAAACCGTGATTTCTGGGTAGAAAATTGCATTACGTCTAGCTATGGGCGCAGTGCGGGCCTTCTACTTGGCTCAGAAAAGCGCAGTACTAAACAAGATATGGAAAAAGTACAGAGGTTAAATAACGGAAAGATTGACTCCGAATGGTCAGGCTTTAGCGTTAAAACTACCTCTACCACTATTCCAGATCCTCTAGGTACTGCGCTCGAGCTAGTTAAAGATCAATTAGGCGGTAGTGAAATAGAAGAATCCCCTATCTGTAATCACGGGCACATGATCTTTAAGACAGGATCAGCTAAGAGCACTGGGAAAGAATGGCGCGGCTATATGTGCACTGAAAGAGTTAAGGCTAAACAATGTGCTCCAATATGGCAGAAACAAACTAATACCGGTAGCTGGTACACCCCTAAGCCTGAGCTAGCGGATCACCTGTAATGGGTTACGCCGAGATAGTTAGAGGCGGAATCGTTACTCGGTTTAATGATGATGGAAGTACTACCTCTACCCCAGCTCGTAGATGCGATCACTGTGCTAAAGATTGTTTAGATATTGGTGGCCGTATCCACGATTGGCCCGATGGCGGCTGGGATTGGTGGTGCGCTGAGTGCATCAAATAATCAAGGTAATTCTAGATTATTCGCAAGAGGTACAGGCGCACACAGTAGGACTAGATCGGGTAGCGAGTATTAATGCTGTTGCAGATCACCCGAATAGAGCTGTACGTAATCTTAATTTCCATGAATACGTATCAGAGATGAGCGAATCGGTAGGCGCTGAGATAGCTGTAGCTGAGTACTTCGGCCTCAAAAACTTCGTGCCTACTAATAACACCTATAAACGTGAAGCCGATGTCGGTGCGCAGATCGAAGTTAAGTGGACCAAGTACACCGATGGATCTTTAATCATAGGTCGTACAGATCGAGCTACCGATGTCGGTGTGTTAGTGGTCGGGCGCTCGCCTGTTTACTATATTTGTGGCTGGATACCTGTAGTTATGGCCCGGAAGATGAAGTACTACAAAAATGACGGTAGCCACTGGGTAAGTCAAAGGGATCTGTTCCCTATCAAAGATCTTAGAAGGAGTGTCTATGGATCTTCTAACTTTTGATTGTCGGACCTGTAAAAAACAAACTCAGGGCAAGGTATTAATAGAGTTTACAGAACTCTTACCGCCGGGCCTTAAATGCTTAGAGTGCCAGAGTTGCGGAATACTCGGCGTAGAGCTTAAGCCTGACACGCCGATTGTGGAGTAATCATGCTTAGGCCCTTGACACGTCCGGTACGCTTCCATGCAGAGCGGCGCTGTAGCGCTGTATCGCTCGGCATAGCGCTTTTGCTAGAGTTATGTGTATTTCACAGTACTACACCAGCTTATGCCTTAAATACACCTAAAGAGATAGAGATATATAAGCTCTATACACATATAAAACTAGGTAATCATAAAGAGTATATGTGTGTTAATAAGCTCTGGACTAAGGAAAGTAACTGGAATCCTTTAAGTAAAAATAAAAAGAGTAGTGCTAAGGGCATACCTCAATTACTCAAGCTAACTACTAACGATCCTTATTTACAGATTGATTTAGGGATTAAATATCTACGTAGTCGCTATAAAAATGGTGGTGGTTGCGAAGCTCTAAACTTCTTCTTAGCTAAAGGCTATTACTAATGGCTAAAGCTAAAGATGCAAGGATAACTAGAGCGTATAAGAAGCTACGTATCTCAGTGCTTGAATCTATGGGCTATACATGCGTGTATTGTGGCCAAGATGCGGATCAAGTGGATCATGTAGTACCAATAACTAAAGATCCTTCGCTGGGAATGGAAGTATCTAACCTTGTCGCCTGTTGCCGTCGTTGCAATATAAGCAAGGGCAACCGCTCAGAGGCCGTTTTTTTAAGGAGGACGGCTACCCCCACTGTTCTT